CACCGTATCGGTCACCCCGCATCGAGCGGGCATCGTCATATGCCTGTTTAAAATCAGGGTCAGCTCGAAGCCATCTCTGAACCGACGTCATTGTCGGCATGTCTTCTTGTCGGCAAATCGACCGCATCGATTTTCCGCTCGCTACCTGCTGGCATATCTTCTCCAACAACTGCGAACTCTTTTTCGGTTTCGCTGGCATTTTCCAATACTGCTTTTTGCCCGGTGAATTCTTCCCAACGCTTAACGATTACATCCGAATACTTCGGGTCCAGTTCCATCAAGCGTGCGCTGCGTCCAGCTTTCTCGGCAGCGATTAGCGTGCTTCCCGACCCACCAAACAAGTCGAGAACAATATCTCCAGCATTTGAGCTATTCTTTATCGCCCGCTCACACAATTCGACTGGCTTTGTCGTCGGATGCAACTCGCTCCGCTTTGGTCTGTCTATTTGCCAAACGTCAGACTGCTTTCGATCCTCGACATTCACCAACCGACTAGCCGACGCATTCCATCCATACCAAATCGGCTCGTATTGCGTATGATAGTCTTTCCGCGACAAAACGAGCGTGTCTTTGGCCCAAATCACCGTCGATGACCAATGAAACCCTGCCTCGCGCAACGTACCGTCAACAACAGGCCATTCTTGTGCCGACATCACCATATAGATTGGCGCGCCAGGCTTCGTCGCCTCAAATAAACTCCCACAAAACCCCTGACAAAACTCTAACCACTCGTCGTCAGACTTGTGATCGTTTAGTATTTTGCGAACCTTATATCCCTGGGCATTGCCCTCTTTAATCGCCCCGTAATTGACATTCCACGGCGGATCAGTAAACACCATATCCGCCTGAGAGCCTCTCAGAAGCTCACACAGCGCCGTTGACTCAGTAGAGTCCCCCACCACCAAGCGATGCCTCCCAAGCGCCCAGACGTCCCCTAAACGGCTTGTAGGCTCTTCCGGTAGGTCAGGCACCGCATCATCATCGGTCAAACCTTCATCAACCGCACTGGCTTCGGCCAGCATGGCGTCAATTTCGGCTTCCTCAAATCCGGTGAGCGACACATCAAAGCCGTCAGCAAGTAAATCTTCAAACTCGAGCGCCAGCATTTCAGCGTCCCAGCCGGCGCTTAACGCGAGACGGTTGTCTGCAATAACATACGCACGCTTCTGTGCGTCACTTAATCCCTCAAGAACGATTGCCGGGACTTCGCCCATGCCCATTCGCTGCGCAGCTTGCAACCTGCCGTGGCCAGCAATGATTTGACGCTCTTCGTCAACCAAGAGCGGGTTTGTCCAACCAAACTCTTTAATGCTCGCCGCAATCTGTGACACTTGTTCATCAGAGTGCGTGCGACTGTTTCTCGCATACGGTATCAGCGCGTTGACGCTAATATTTTCAATTTTCATGGGTATCGCCTGCAAAGCGTAATTGAAAATTACTGTTTTTCACGTGAACTGTCAACATGTATCCACATGTGTCCACATGTCCGCCAATGACCGCTGCCATCTGCGCTTAATCGTTTGCGGATGCCGCCCAGTCATCTTCGCCAGCAGTTGCCATCGCGGTCCTCGATCCCGCACACACTTGTTCGCAAAATCGACAGCGCTATTCGCCACCAACCACAGATGCTTCGCCGCTTCCGCATCGAGGCATCGCAATCCCTCACCAACCAAATCGTAACGCGTAACTTCTTCGCTTGTGGCACCGCCCCAGCGCAATTCTACATCGCCATAGCCGTAGCCCATTTTATCCGGTGGAATGTCAGGCCAAAATCCCCTAACTCCGAGCCGGTACGCTGGCGGCAACTTTCTGTCAGTCACCGCAGCCTCAATTATCAAGCGTCCGAGTCCATCGACACTTCCGGCATGCCGACGAAGCTCTTCTCCTTTAGTGCGGATGCCCGCGCCACCACGTGAAGTCTGGATCAACTTTTTTCGCCCTCGTAATTTGATACATAAAGATCGAACCTTTTTTTGTCCGTTCGTAGACACGCTGGGTCAAAATCCCCAACCCACGTTTTGCATAAAACTGAGCCGCTCTCATTTTCTGGAACGCAGCACTTTTTTCGTCCCTGCTCATCCTAGCGATGTCACAAGAGTAATTGCCGACATAATAAACCAGCGTATCGCCGGGCATCGCTTTCTGCATAAATTCCTCAATCATAAAACCTCCATTTCGAACCCATGCGTTGCCGAAACCGCATTTCTTAAGAAAAATGCGGCTTTTTCGGCTTAGAACCGCATTTGCCGCAAAAGCCGAAATTCGGCTTTTTCGGCTTTTTCGGCTTACCCTCAATCACTGCCAATCACCCATACAAAATCGTCGTAATGGCCGACGAATTCGGACTCTAAAAGACCCTCAAATGCTCGTACAAAAGCGGTCGATTTATGTCGACTCTCGCCGGCCATCATGGGGTATGCATATCGCTGCCAAGCCTCAACGGAGACGCCTCGCACAAATGGATGTTCCGGTCCCGACCGACCTTCGCCGATATCGGTGACTGCTTTCATTAAGGCTTTAAAAATGACCTTTTGATTTTTGCCGCTTGGTCGCCGCGCTCGTTTACGCATGGCGACGTCGGATGGAACAACGACGCAAGATGTGACGGGCTTGCCGCGCAAGTTTGTGCCGATCTCGAGCGTCTCAAGTCCGAAGCCAAACTCGCCAGCGACCTCTAGCTCTCGCTGTTTGGTCACCGATGCCACGCTGCCGTCGAGGCCCACCGCAATTTCGATTTCTGTGTCGGTTGCCGCTCGCAGCGAACTATGACCTCGCGCCCCCGCAGCGAGGTCTTTCCCGGTGTGATGTACCAACATCAGATGTGCGTCACACGCCTGTCGCACCTTGTCGCAGTTGGCAATCAGCGCGCCCATATCTTCCGATGAATTCTCGTTTCCGCCACTCATTACACGGGCGAGAGTGTCGAGTACCACCATCGATATCCCGCCAAACTGCTGCGCTTTTACTTTTATGGTGTTAACGAGACGCTGGACTGCCGCGTCGTCGTTCAAAAGGTTGACCGTTGTCGGTATAACCGTAAGTGGAACTTTCCCTGACAAGCCATAATGATTACGAAACGCAACGATGCGGTTACGAATGCCGTACGAGCCTTCGGCGGCGACATAAAGAACCCCGCCCTGGTTCACATCGCGGTCTCGCCAGCGCCAACCCAGCGCCACGTGAAGGGCCAGGTCGGTGGCAAAAAAGGTCTTACCAGAGTTTGACGGACCATACAAAACGCTCATTTGCCCAGCCGTCAGGAAATCCTCAACAAAATCGTCGGCAACTGTGACTGCCGCCATTCCATCGGCATCAATCGTTGGATAAACGTCGCTGGGGTCGAAATCGACGTCTTCTTCTTCCCGCAGCACAGGAAAGCCGCGCAGCCGCTGCATTAGTCCATCGGCGTTGTTTGTCTCAAGCCAGTCGGACATATCGCCTTGTGGCGGTAGCTCGCGGCAGATATCGCAATAACGCACTTCAGCGGCGACGGGCAGCATCGCCTTGGCGAAATTCCGAGCCTGTTTATGGCCCGCCTTATCGTTGTCTGGAATAAAAAAGACCTTTTTATTTGAGAAGAAATCCAGAAATACTTGGTCGTCTACAGCAGTGCCGGTACTTTTACTTGTGGCCGGAATGCCAGCCGCCAGCATGCTTTCGACGTCTTTCTCGCCTTCCACAAAGCAGATTTCGTCATTTGCCAGCAAAACGTCGAGGCGATACGGCAACGCTTGTTTGCCGCCCATGCCCTTGACCCATTCGCCGTTGCGCAAGTGGTGCGGTCGAAAGTCTTTAGGCGTGTATCGGTAGACTTTATATGCAAGCTTGCCATCAGCTTTGCAGTAGGAATACTTGTCAGTGACTATCTGAAACTCGCGTTTGTTAGCGGATGCTTGCTCTTCGCCATTAAGTAGTTGCATGTCGCTCAACTTCGCTTTTACCTCTTTCCAATCGCAACCTGCGAAGCAATGCACCAATAATCCGTCGTCTGTATCTTTAACGCTAAGTGAGGGATTTCGGTCGTCGTGTGCAGGGCATGGCATGATAAAGCCATCGGTTGTCCGCTTGCCGCCGAGCGCCTTTGATATTTTGGCGGCTTGGCTCATTTCAGCGGCGGCAGTCCCATTGGGTTATTTTCGTCAGCCCATTCCTGTTCCATCTTCCGGTCATAATCCGGTCGTATTTCTGTGAGCCGTGCGACGACGCATCTCAGAAACTCAAGCCATTTACTTTTGGGCAACTGTTTAAGATCGTGACCGTTTTCGAGACTCTTTAGGTACTCGAGACCGGCATCACCCGCCTCTTTTAGCATCTCATCTTCTACTGGCATCCAATCGGTCATATGCTTCTCCCAATAATCGCGGCAGTTTCGGCAGCAAAACCACCTGTCTTCTCCAGTTCTTCTCGCCAGACGGGGAGAAAAACCCCAACCTCGCGCCACTCGAAAGCAACTGCGGCAAACTGATGTGCTACTCTTCGTGAAGCTCACGAACGTAAACCGCTAGGTATTCTGTCGCTTCATAAAACGCGTCTAACTCGCTGCCGTACTTCACCTTTAGCTTTTTCTGGTTCAGCCGGTTTTGTTTAACGGTTCTAATCTCCGTTTTGTAAAACGCGCCAAGCTCCTCGCCGGCCTCTTTCGCTTTGGCAATCAACTCACCTTCTAACTCTTTTAAGTCGGAGATTTGCTTTTTTACTTCCGCGAGTTGATCCGGCAGCGGAAGGTTGCGGTTTTCGCTTTTGTTGAGCGCAAAAACGTCATTTTCCATCGTCTGCCCACTCCTGGCCGTTGTTGAGTTTGTAGACGACGGTATTGTCTCGGTCGTCCACATATTTAACCTCTCCCGGCACTAGCTCTGGCTTGTAGCGCTGGTCTCCGCAGCCAGCCATCTGGTCCGACATAGACAGCGGTTTGTCGTGTCGAGTACATCGCCAGCCGCTATCTTCGACCGGATCGGCATGAATGCATGTGCGGCAGTTTCGCTTTGGTGCCTTACCGCCGTGGCAAACCGCCCGTGACTCGCAGATGCGGCAAAGCCAGTAATCTTTGTTGTCGCTTATGCGTGGCGGGACGACGCGGTCGTAGATAATTCGTCGCGCTCGCTCAACGTAAACCAGTGCTTTTTCTTTGTTAAAGTCGGTGCGGCAGGAGTCCCACTCTCTTCCACCCGCCGTGCTAACCACCATCCAGTGGCGCTTGCGCTTTCGGTAGAGCATGTACGATTGGGCTTGGGCGTAATAGGTCTGGTTCCAGTTTTCGAGCGTGTCCTTTTCGCCGTGCTTTTCTTTTAGCCGCTTGAACTCAGCGAAGACTTTGTCGCTGACCGCTTTACATTCTCCAACGTGCCAGGTTTTGGGAGCTTGCAGAAGCCCCAAGACCTCAAAGTCGAGATGCCCACGGTAATGACCATCGAAGTCGTGAACGGCAATTTGCCTACCAGTGTCGATGTCTCGGTCGATGAGGGTAAGCCCGAGAACCGCTCGCAGCCGATCAATGGTTAAATCCTCGGTGCGGAAGCCGTCTTCAAACTTTTTAAGGGTTGCGAAGGGAAACGGTAGCACTCCGGCCATGATGAACTGATAGAAGCTTTTACGCTGGCATCCGCCGATCCCGCTCATGCCGAGATACCCGCGTGCTTGGCGCTCTGCTCCACGCGCCTCCAGCGCTGCGTCAGCCGCCGCCAGCGTCGGGTCTTCCATCGGTCTTTTAATGTCAATTTTCATTTTAAAAAGGGGGCGGGGCCGAAACCCCGCCCCAGTCTCCTAGCCCCAAGTCGGTCCATCAACTTGTGGGCTGGGATGTCCCGACGCGGGTGGTGGCGTGGGTAAACCCGGCGTCGGGACCGGGAGGAACCGGGTCACTTTATTTTTTGCCTTATGTTGAGCGCTTGCTGGCTCAACCACTACGTAACCGGCAAACCGCTTTCCGATTGCTTGGTCGGTGTCTCCAATTCTGCCGGGAAACCCCATCGCTTTTGAGAAGTCGTCAAATTCGTCTATTGCGCGGTTTTTGGTTGACGCATTGGGGTGGAAAACATTGAAATAATGCCAGATTGAGCCAGACGCGCCCTCCATCTGGAAGACCGCCATCAGCATCTCGTTGCCAGCTTTTGACGTAGTTTTTTCCAGTTGCACAACGACAAGGTTGTACTGGCCTTCCGGTGCGGGCTGGAAATCAGTTGCGGTGCCATCATCCGGTGCGTATTCAATGTTAAGTGCCACCATTTTCTTTCTCCTTTTCAAGTTGCAAATCTTTGATAGCGGACAAAACTGCCTCGCAGGAAAACTCAAGCTCATCGTGGGGGATGGGGTAGCGTGTTTTCGCTTGGAACGCTGGCCGTTCTGAAATTCTTAAAACGCGCTCACCGCTGCCGACCGCTCTGGTTCGCTTGGCAAAGCCACCATCCACCTTGACGTTTGTCGTGCGAAAGTTGGCAAATCCGACAAGGTCAGACGCTTCGATGCAGACGGCAGCAGCATTGCGGTGCAGTTTTATTTGGTACTTATCCCAGCCGTCAGACTCTGGGTCGTTAAATGACTTAACGACCGAGTGAGCCAAATGAACGATAATCATACGCTTTTGAATTCTTAAGCGCTCGACCCGGCTCAAAAATTGCGCCCAATAATCCAGCGCTGCGCCATATCCCTTGCCGTATCCAAAGTCCTCTATCTTATCAAAGTACTTACCTTCGACCCCTAATCGACAGGTATGTCGCCAAATCAGCCGCTCTAACCAATCGAGCGAGTCAACAACCAGCGTTTTATATTCATGGTCTTCCGCAAGAAGTTCATCCAAAGATGATAAAACTTCAGTGAAATCTTCCGCGAGAGGAAACCGCGCTGCACCAAGAACGTCAGCGCCATTTTCGGTCTGTAGAAAAATTGGGTTTGGCGCTCCGGCACCAAAGGTCGTTTTGCCAACACCTGGCGGGCCGTAAATTAAAAGTCGCGGTGGTAAAAAAACCGCTCCCGTCGTAATCCTGTCACTCAGTGCCACCTTTTTTCTCCTGTAGTAGTTTCAAAACTGTCGACTCTTCCATGATGTAGAGACGGCGAGCGCGGTCTTCTCTAACGACCAAAAGGTCTGCGGAGTCTTGATCGAGTGCGGAGTACAATTGTTTCCAACCGCTCTTTTTTCGTTTGCACTCGACCCGCAGACCTTCAAGAATGAGGTCTCCCTTGAAGTCTTCTCCGAGCATCTTGTAAGCGCCGGAAGCGAAAATGCGTCGGCATTCAAAGCCAGCCTCTTGCCAAAATGACCTTGTTTCGGCCTCAAGCTGATAACCCCTTTGTTTGTTGGTCATGCATTCTTCGCTCTCTCCACGCTCTTTGATGGTCGTCGGCTGTTATTTCGCCCTTTGTGACTTCCATGATTTTCTGGCAGATTTCAGCGGACGGGCGTTTTTTCCCGGTAGCGTAGTACATAACGCTCACCCGGCTAACGCCGATGCGCTTGCCGAAGTCTGTAAAGGTCATACTGTTTTCGGTGAGGTAATCTCGTAATTTCATGGTTGCAGTTCGTAACTATTAATTACGCCCTTGTCAACGGGGAAAACGTAACGCACAGTTACGTCAATAAAACGGGAGAAAATGGTGGCGAAAAATAATATTAAAACGCTCGCTGCCGCAGCGGGCTTGACCATTCCAAAGCTTGCAAGTTTGGTTGATATGCAAGCCCCTGCGTTGCGCAGATACACAAGACAAGAAGTCCAGCCCAACACTAACCTTGCCGAACGCCTTGCAAGGGCGCTGGATTGTTCGATGGAAGAAGTCATTGGGCAAACGCTGACCAAAGCCCCACGCCCAACGGTACCATTTGGAAAATTGCCGCTTTACGGTGCTGCTCAAGGCGGTGTGGGTGCCGATATCAGCGATGTTTCGGAGCCTCTCGAGTTTATATCTCCGCCACCGTGGATAAACGAAAACCGCGAAGCTTACGCCGTGTATGTTGTGGGCGAGTCTATGGAGCCGCGCTACTACAGCGGAGAAATAGTGTTTGCGCAGCCGGGATCGCCGGCTCGCCCTCATGATTTTGTTGTTGCCCAACTCAGAGATGAGAGCGGCGGATTATTTGCGATTATTAAACAATTGATTAGCGTCGATACCAATACGGTGGTATTCCGGCAGTTTAATCCAGATGCGACTTTAAGCTACGAAAAGTCGCAAGTTCGACGCATCCATGTAATTCGCGGAAGCCAATCTAGATAATAAGTTGACGGTCTTTGTTATATAGCGTAACTGTTAATTACGCTTAAACGGAGATTGTTATGATTAAAACGATATTTGAAGCTACGGTTTTCGCTTCAGCGCTCGCGTTAATGTACATGATGTTGATGGCGGGTTGCGCGATGAGCGATAGATGCAGCGAGGCCCACGGCGTTCACCATGTACGGTAAAACGCCGCCAAATTTTACAAAGTCGGAGCTTGAGACAATTGGGCTTTGGCTTTTTGCCGAAAAGCGCCAACGAGAATTCGACGCCAAAACCATCGAAATGGGCGACGACTTT